AGGTGGTACCTTAGCTCCCGGAGCAGCACAGGCAGTAATGGGCTCATCAGCTCTAGCTGCACCTGTAGTTGCCTCAGCAGCAGGTACCACTGGACTAGCAGCAACCGCTGGTACAGCAGGTGGAGCACTAGCTTCAGCAGCCCCTATGGCAGCAGCACTAGGCCCATTCGGTATCCCAGTGTTAATTGGTGCAGGCCTTATGGCAGCTAACTCAGGAAAATAATCAGGAGGCATTATGAGTACAGTATTACATGGGGCACAGGCCGTGGCTATGGCACAGCAGTTACTGGGCCGTCCATTATCCGCAAGTGAAGCCCACATAGCTAGTGTTGAAGGGTACAACCCAGAGACCTATGATGACACTAAGGGTGTCGCAACTACTGGCTTTGGACAGACAGGTGAGTACTCAGGTATGCCCTTTGATCAAGTGGTTAGTTCCTTTGAACAAAAGACTAGGGGTATCGTACCAGCGTATGACACCCTACCTCAGGCACTTCAATTACGATTGCTTGACTCTACATACAGGGGTGGCCTAAGTGGTAGCCCTGCAACATTAAAACTAGCCAACTCCGGACAATGGGGTGCAGCTGCTGATGAGTTCTTGAACAATGAAGAATACAGACTAGCAGTTGAATCAGGTAGCGGTGTAGCTGGACGCATGAAGGAGACTTCAGATGCCATGAGGGCTTATGGTGTAGAGCTGGCTGCAGTACCTAAGCAGGTACAAGAAGTACCACAACAAGCGCAGGAGGCCCCACCTCAAGCTGATGCTGGGTTTCTCAGTCCTGTTAATGACTTCATTAATGATCTCTTTGGTGGTGATAAGAGTGGTAAGCCACGGAAGGAAGTGACAGAGAAGATACCTAAGGCACATAAAGATACAGCTAAATCCTTATGGGATACAATATTCGGAGATTAAGACGATGACAAAGACAGAAATTGAAGAGCACTTCGCAGGGGCTAAGAGCTCCCCATATGCCACAGCACCACAAGGTGAGGTCTTATCTTGGAATCCACAGGTATCCCCTGAGGCAGCACTAGAACGTAAGGCACTGGCATTTGGACTAGATAGTAGACCACCTACGGTGCAAACCCCACCAGATATGTACCAACAAGCAGTTGCACTGGATGGTAAAGAACCTGCAGCAACCCCTTTCATGCCACCAACCGTGGGTATCCCAGCATCATCCCCCACAAGTGGTGTGATAGCTCCCTTTGATCCTGCATTTGTAGACCTAACAGTCCCAACAACAGGACCTACTTCACGACCTGTAGTTCAAGGTGTCCCAGCCCCACAAGGTAACATCCTCAGGGATTCCTCAGGTGCCCCAGTGATGTCTGGTAGTGGTGGTGTTATCGGGTTACCTAACCAAGGTCCCGGTGCACAAGCAGGAGCCACTGGTGGTAAGGGTGGTTCACCCACAGCACCAACAGGTGGTGGTAGTCCAGCGCCCTCAGGAGGTAAGTAATGTTTAATGAATTAAAGAAACTATTTGGTATGGACTACAACGGTCCAGCACCTGTAGCTCCAGTACCTCAACAGGTGGCGTCACAGATGGGGGACATACCTCAGCAACCACGTCCAAGCCTATGGGGCCAGCTCATGGATGATAAACCACTTAGTGCAGAAGAGATGCCCGGAAAGGCTGAGTCTCTCGGTGCTGTAGCTAAGGATATCGTTGGTTTTACTCAAGACGTTGGAGGTACTCTCCTTGATGCTGGTAGTCGTGCTGTAGACGTGGGTGTTGGTAAAGCCGTAGATATAGGTGCAAACATCGAAGCAGGATACACAGGTGTCCCACGCACAGATGTACCCGACTATGACCCGGGAACTCGGGATCAACGTGAGTACGCAGATGCTATGCTAAAGAAGCAAGCTGCAATTAAGGGTCTGACAGACAAACAGCCTGCTGTGAAGAATATACTAGACACAGCATCCACTATTGATCCTGCGGTGTTTGATGCAGTACCTGCAGAGCAACAAGCGGAGGTGAAGAAGGCTGGTGATATTGCAGTTGACTTACTCCTCAGTAATGAAGAGACTGACCCTAAGACTGTTATGGAAAGTGCTGCTGGATTCCTAGGTGGTCTGTTTGAAGACAAGGCTATCCAACAAGCCCTCATATACTACACTGGTGCCAGACTTATGGGATACTCAGGTAGTGGTTCAGGTAGTGTACTACTTCAAGGCTGGGCTAATCAGGATAAGAAAGACCTATTGACTCAGACAGCAACTGCTAAGGCTGCTGATAAGAAGTCAGCTAATGATGCACTTGATATGTCTAAGACTGTAACCATGTGGGACCCTAAGGCTAAGCAACCAGTTGCTGGCTACATGTCTAAGAGTGGTAAGTTCCAGTCAGCAGCAGGTGGTGAGGTTGTCAACGCTAAGGACTATGGACTTGAGTCTTATGACAAGGCCAGACATAAGACCTTTGATGGTATCGATCTGGAAAACATAGACTACATTAATGGAGCATCTGATGATGTTCTGGATAACATATCTAACAACTCTGAGATCTACTCTATTGAGCAAAGACAAACAGCACAATCTTTATTTGGAGATGGTAGTGCTATTCAGGAAGCATATGCAGTAGCCACACGAAGTGCCAGAGCTAATGGTGTTGACACAAGTACACCACAATACAGAACTGCACTTGGAAACTCAGTACGTAAGTACATGATGAACACTATCAAGAACCCAACTGACAAGTTCAGTGGTTCCATTACCGCTGGTATGGCTGATGCTATCCGAGCTGATCAACTTAAGGCTGACCTCACCACTGAAGGTGGAGTACCTAAGTTTGTATTTGGTAAGGCTACTTGGAATGCTGATGGTATTGAGACTATGGAAGAGGGTTACGAACTACCTAACGCTGCTGTGTCTAAGCTTATGAAGCAAGTTGACAACATCAATAGTGGTCTTGTTAAGGTTGCCACTGAAGGTAAGCACAGTGCAGAGAAGATCCGTACATTGATCACACCAACTAAGACTCTTCAGAAGTTATCTAAGATCTTTAAAGACACTGTGATGCAAGATCCGGAGGCGAGAGCTCACTGGACTAAGGTAGGTGAGAAATCCAACACTAACGCCATGAACGCATGGTTGGCTAGTAGTGGCTCTGATACAGACCCTAAGTACCTTGGTATAAACAACCCAGCAGTTAACGCAAAGTTTCATACATTGTACAACAAGAAGTTTAAAGAGTAATTATTATTAGGAGAACACTATGGGACAAGGTCTTGTTTTAGACTTGAGTAACGCACTCGCAGTAGAAGAAGAGGCTTCACAAGGCCCCCAAGTAAACCCATTAGCTATCGAAGGAACCACACTATCATTCATTGACGGTGACACACTGAAGGACTCAGCCACAGGTGAGAGCATACGACTGCGTGGTTTGGATTCAAGGGAGACAGCTAAGATTATCAATGGTCAGTACCAAGCCGGTGAGGCAGGAGCTGACGCAGCTACAGCATATAATTGGAGTCTTGCTCAGAAGGGTGGATTCAATCGTGTAGTTAAGACTGGTGAAATAGGTAAGTGGGGTCGTCCTATAGGAGACCTTCAGAATGCTGATGGTCACTCCTTTGTAGACACACTGATACGCACTGGTGTATCTCAACTGACAAAGTACAACACAGACGCTGATGTAAACAATTCACTGTATGGTATGGCAGCTGATGCTGGCAGTACTAAGTGGACTGCTTACGATGAAGCACGAGCAGCTATCTACGAGAACGAGACAGACCAGTACGGTGGGTTACCAATGCAGAAGCTTATAGCTTTTGATGCAGCTGAGTATGCTGCTAACCCAGACCTGTACATGTCTATCAAATCAAAGAACAAAGGGGCTGACTACGCTGGACGCTCAAGGACTCCCTTTGGTACTGGCTTTGACACTGGCTATGCGAACATGGCTAAGAGTCTTAACACATTTGGTCAGGCCTTATCTAATAGGTTTGGAGCTGAGATAATGGAGGCAGAGTTTGCTGCTTCTGCTTCAGTTAACCAACAGTACATCGAAGGGCTTCCAACTGTTCAGATGGATGTAACTGAGATTAACTGGATGAAGTTTGATGAAGTCACCACAGGTATGAAGGGTATGCTGGGCTCCTCTATCCCATTCATGGGTGCAACTATGATTGGTATGGCTGCAGCCCCTGTAACCTACGGAACATCTATGGCACTACCCCTGTCTATGTACACAGGTATGACATTGGATTCTATGGAAGGTAACATCGAAGATAAGAACTTAGGTGTTGCTATCGTTGCTGGTGCTGCTATGACTTACTTAGATAAGGTAGGTCTTAAAGGACTTGTCAGCCCCTCTATGATGATCACTAAAGAGGGTCGAGAGGAGGCTATCAAAGCCATAGCTAAGTCTGACGAGTTCAGACACCTAGGTCCTGAAGCAGCCCGAAAGGCAGCATCAAAGAAGTTACTTCAGGTATCAAAGAAGCAACTGTTGACTTATGTTGATGATGCCAAAGCCTTTGGTGCTAACCAGATCCTTAAGGGTCATCTGTTCAGAGAGAGTGTAAAGGGTCTTGCAAAAGCTACCGGAGGTGAGGGTGTCACGGAAGCTATGCAGGAACTAACCGAGTACACTGCATCTGTTATAGGCTCAGAGAAAGAATGGGATTATGACGAGATCCAGAACCGTATGACTAATGCTATTGTAGCTGGTGGTCTTATGGGTGCTGGCTTCGCTGCTCCCGGAGTTGCTTACCAGATAGGTGATTGGAAAGCTGCTGCTGATCTTGAGAGTGACAGTGACAATAGATTCGACAACGTCAACACACACTTCCGTAAGGAAGAGGAAGCTGAGTTCGGGTATGTGAGATCAACAGATGAACTTGCTGCAGAGAACCACGGTGGTGATAAGGTTGGGTCTGGATTCACATACACATCAGAACCAGAAGATGTTATGGGTGCTCTTGCAGACGCACACGAAGCCCCGAGTACTACACTGGAACACATCAAAGCATTCACAATGAATCCTATGGTAGCCCTTAAGGGTTCACTGGCACAGGCATTTTCAGCAGCCAAGGGTAAGTCAAAGACTCTTGTCAAGATAGCTGACATGCTAGGCTCAGTACGTCATAAGGTATTCAGTGGCCCGGGTATGATACAGGAACAGCAACTAACAGTAGCTGCCTACAACTCTATACTGAGGGATCAGGAGTCTATTGAAGCTTCCTTTGATGTACCTTTAGGTAAGAGTTCTCTGGGTCGTTCAGACTATGTCAGTACATTAACCACTAAGTTCTACAGGGAAGTCATTGAGCCAGCCACTGAGGCTAACAAGCCGTTTGATTGGAACAATGCATCACCTGAAGTTAAAGCTAATAAAGAAGCACTCCTTAAGTTACACACTGAGTTCACCACGTTAAGTGAGAGACTCCTTAATGATAACAACAAGGCTAAGGCTTACGACAATGAGACACCAACTAAGCGTCTTGCTAACTGGGCTTATCGTCATAAGGGTTTCAGGACAGAGTACATAGCCAGCAACAAGGATGCCTTTGTTAAAGCATTGGTATCCTCATATGGTATGTCCCAGTCTGATGCTGTTAACCTTACTGAGGCTATCGTGAATACTGAAGGTGTTGCTACACTTGGTGAAGCATTTGATATCACAAAAGGTGGAGTCTCTCCATCAGCTCATAAGATACGTCAGATGCACATCTCAGATAGACCTGAGTTCGATCAGTTCTTAGAGCAGAACATCTTCAAGAACATGGGTGATGCTTCTCGTGAGGCTGCAAGGTTCCAAGCACATCGTAAGTTCATAGGTAAGGACTCCAAGTATCTGAATAAGATGATGGGTGATGTACGTACTGAACTACTTGAGACTATGTCTCCTGAGGCTGCTGAGAAGATGTTACAGAAGATCGCATATGATCTACGTAACGTACTCAATGCAGAGTCTGGTAACTACAAGCGGATAAACAATGAGACTGTTAAGCAGGGTCAGAAGTACTTGACACTGTTGACAACACTTCAGGGTTTGGCTAACGCTGCATTCTCTTCTATGCCAGAGATGGCTATGATTCCTATGGGAGTCTCAAGAGATGTTCTTGTACAGAACTCAGCAACACAGGGTTACCTCTTTGGTAGTGCTGTTGGTGCATGGATGCGTAACCTAGCTGTAACGGCAAGGGTTGCAAAGCCTCGTGAGAGTCTTGAAACATTCCTTGATAAGAAGATAGCAAGTGTGAGGTCACGAGGTGAGGCAGATCCTCGCTATGTGTACTATACAAACATGAAGACTATGTTGAAGGAGACTGGCTTTAAGTCTCAAGAGACTGGAGCTGCAACCACAACAGGTGTACAGGAAACTAACGAGATGACTCGTGGTGTGACTGATGCATTCTTCAAGGCTAACTTCCTACACGATCAACAAGACATGCACCGTATGATGCGACTGTCGTTCTTTAACGACTTCCTCGTAGAGAAGCTTGACTTGATTGAATCTAAGATGGGTCAGCCGGATACCGTGGGTGTCTCTGAAGCTAAACATATGCTGAGAGAACTTGGTATATCGCTACACAACATAGGCCCAATAGCTAACAAGCTTAAGGCTGGTGGAACATTGACAGCTGATGAATCCATCATATACAAACGTGAGTTCCTTAACGGAGCTGCTAACTTTGTCAACCAAGCAATACCCCTACCTAATGCACTAAACAGACCGCTGTTCTACAGTGACCCTCGCTTTGCATTACTTACCCAGTTCAATGGTTTCACATCTACATTCACAGCTAACCAGCTGCCTATGTTGTGGGATCAGGTGAAAGGTAAGAGTTCTAAGGGCTTAACTTATGGAACCTTTGCAGCTATGGGGAGTATGCTTGCATTAGCATTCATCTCCCAAGGTATCAAAGATGAACTTAAGTATGGTGAATCGTCACCCTACCTAACTGACGCACAGAAGATTCAAAGAGCTGTGTACTCAAGTGGGTTATTAGGAACCACAGAGAGGGTAATCGGGAGTAACTTACTCTTCCCTCTGTATGGTAGTAGCAGTCATGGTCCGGGTGAGTTCATCTGGGACAACATTGCAGGTGAAGCTGCAGCTACAGGTACTGTTGGTCGTGGGTATGGAATGATATCTGGGGCAATAGAGAGTGATGGTGATAAGTTTATGAAGAACTTCTACGGAAGCTTACCCTTCATTGCACCGTACAAGCATAGGATTATAAATTATCAGTGGGGAAAGGAGGAGTAGCCAATGGCTAAGAGTAATATTGTAGCAGGAACATCAGTACCCGAGGTTGGATCACGAGGGAGTGATGCAGAAGTACTCAGTGTAGTCATGGATGGGTTGAACTTACCTAACGATGGTGCACAGCTACCAGTTCTACGTGAAGCTGAAGCTAGGGACCCTTACACCACATCATTAGATGTGACACCCACAGTAGGCCAGATAGCTATGGAGGCTGAAGCAGATACTGCTGAGGTCTCTGCTGCCAAGGAGGAGCAACAGAAGGACATAGAAGCTTCTCAGGCATTGCAGCAGCTACATGGCACCAGCCTTGGAGACTTCGGACCTAAGGATATTTATAACATTGCTGGACCTGATGCAGCCCCTTACCTTATATGGGCTGTCAAGCGACTGCAAAGAACAGACTCACTGCTTATATCCTTTGATGAAGCTAAGAAGATGGAGTCCGTTAAGAGCATGATGGGTGTTGAAAGTGCACCTGCTCAAGATGTCTCTGCTCTCGATAACGAACCAGACATGCGTGTTTACGTCGACAAGGAACATAAGAAGCCACTCAACTCTGCGGAACTCTTTGGGCATATGAATGCTGTCAGGTTCACAGGAGACAGCAGGGTGATGGAGGTCCTTCCGGATCTTCAGATACTCGGCATGACTTTGATGGAATCCATACTAAGCAAGCAGACTGAAGATGAATCTATGATTCCTCAGGATCTGATTGATAACTTCAGCAAGGACGACATCTCTGATATAGCTGGTCTGTCACCTACCGACTTACAGTCTGGTGTCTCTGAGTCACAGATTGGTCGTACCTTATCTGAGGAATGGTTGAAGCTGCAACAAGTACGTGACCAAGGTATGGACACTGTGCCTGATGCGCACCTCGATCCAACTAATGAGTTGACCAAAGAAGCTTATGAGAAGTTAGGTATGTGGGCTAAGCAGATATACTCACTGGGTAATCCTATGATGTATCAATCTGTTCAAGTGCAGACTGGCAATGGTAAGACTCGTGGTGAGTACCTCATTACCCCGTTAGGTCGTAAGATGTTGGAGAATACTAAGAAGGATCTCATGCCACCTAAGGTGTATGCAAGACCTCAGGTGACCAATGATCCAAAGCCTACAACTAAGTACTCAAAGACTAAGGAGAAGACTGGTAAGCACTACGAGGACCCTAAGCAACGTGGTAAGCGTACCCCAGAGGTTGAGGTACGTGAGAACGTATCTAAGGTTCGCCATGTGATCTCTGCTGCACGACTCAAGTCTGGTTTATTCATGAGCCTTATGGGTATGAAAGCCGCTGCTGAGATGACGATGACTGATGGTGTTATCAAAGTCAGAGGTAAGGCTGCTGAGATGCTTGGCATAGGTCAGAAAGCTGCTGATAATATTAACAATGCATCACGCAATGCTATCTACCGAGCTGACATACTTATGCTAGAGGCCTCAGGTCTTGAACCAAACCACCCTAAGGTTGCACAGTTGACAGAGAAAGCAGAGATCCTAAGATCCTTTGCTGCTGAATCTGCAACACCATCATGGAAGAAGAGGATGTATGAGCGTAAGGCTGCGCAGGCACTTGAGATGCTGCAGGATATTGCAGAGTTCAGGAATGACCCAATCAGTTTCACCAACTACATACAGACTGGTACTTCTCGTCTGGGCTATAGCGCACAGAAGATGAACATGCAGACTCATAAGCTTGCCAGACAGTTGTACGGGAGTGGTACTCAGTATCAGATCAAACCCGGAAGCAACTCTAATGCTGAGTACGCTATGATTGTAACTTGGGGTTCACACTTGTTTGCTGAACACAACCTTGTACCTGAGCAGATGATTCGTAACATGCGTAAGCGCATAGCTATGAAAGATGACAAGCTCATGTCTATCGCAAGTGTTGGTCGTAAGCTTAAGGGTATCCTTGACAACTACAATGTTGATGCCACAGCTAATGCCTTATTGCAGATGGAACAAGCTGACAATCAGATCAAAGGTGTAGGCGGTGTTATGGCCACGGCTGTTGAGTTTCAAGCTGACTCAGAAGTTACTCGCTTTATGGAAGAAGCATTTGAGCACCCTAATGAAACCATTAACTTGATTGAAGAAGCTATTGAGCTTGGTCGTTACATGGATGCAGTTGAACGTGGTGGAAGCTTTGCTTCTTCTATGCGCCCTGTTGAAGTGGATGGTATCTCCAACGGACTTGCCAGTATGACAACTCAGCTAGGTTTAACTGATATCATGTACCGCATCGGAGTACTACGTCAGGATCCCTCAAAGGTTCTTGCCATGTACGATGGAGTTGAAGGGAACTTACGTGCTGTACTTGCTGACAGTATGAACAAGACACTGCCACACCTTGTGGACTCTATGGAGTTCAGGAATGAGTTCGGTATGACTATCGAAGACTTACCTCAGATTGAGGACATCCTTGCTCTTGCTATTGCACAATCAGATGAGTTCTTGAAGCCACCTCTTATGACACTACCTTATGGGCAGTCGATCAAGAGTATGTTATCAGCTATGATGAATACAGTTACAGCCTCTAAAGGTTTGACTGATATGGCTGCTGATTTAGATGGTGGTGTACCCAAGATGTCTCGTATGCTTCATGTGATACTTGCACATAACCTTGAGGAAACTCTGGGTTCTGCTGTTAATACATTTAGTAAGAGCCTTAAGGGTGTGACTGAGCTTGCTATGCTTGCTGATGAACCATTGAGATTCAAGAAACCAACTGGTACTTGGACATCTATCAACACAGTAGACTACGTACCTCAAGACGGTGCCCCTGTTATCTCTCAGATCCGTGAGAAGTACGTGAAGCCTGTTGGTGAGTACGTATACGGTGATCCTAATAAGGCTAACCCATCTGTACTTGGCAGTACTCGTCTTACAAGGAATAAGTATCAAGCCTCCAGCCCAGAGATGGGTGCATTAGGTAAGACCTCTGACGGTGGCTATCAAGCCTCGCAGAGCATACTACCTCAGGCTATCATCAGTAACGATGGTGCTGCTATTGCTAACGCATTGTCGGGTGAGAACTATAGTAAGTTACAACGGGACTCTGGTTCAGAGACTCCATATGTAACTACTATTTATGATGCTATCATCGGTGACCTTGGTTCCTTCAAACCGCTTGTTGATACTGTTAATAAAGCTTGGGTTGATGTGACACTTAAGTATGACTTGATGACAGAGATGGCTGAAGGTGCTAACAACGCATACAAGCGTGGTGCTGATAAGCTTAACATGTTGGCTAAGAAGGATCCTCAGGGTCTTGTAAGCAACGCTGCTCAGGCTCAGTTCATGCTTGAGAGAGCTCAGTGGCTATTACCTCGTGCTGGTAGCACAGACCCACTAAGTCCTGTGCAGGAGATGGTCTCGAGTATCCTTGAGGATACTTATGATCAATTTAAGGTACTTTCTACTAAAGAGAAGCGTAGTTTACCGACACAAGGTCACATGTTGACTAACTTACAGGCTCGTGCGTTATTCAAAGCACTTACACCTGTTATGGAGTATAGTCTGCAGAGTATGTACAACGTAGCTAATGCTGCTAAGTACCGCAGGGCTAAGCTTAGTAAGATACTAGGTAACAACCCAGTGTTCCAGTATCATATGGATGCACTCAAGTCATTTGACTTTAACTAATAACAATAGATAATAAAAAAAGAAGCCCCACTAGATTCCAATTAAGGAGTCCAATGGGGCATTACCCTCAGGTATACATTACGTATACTTGGGGGTTATTTTATTACTTGTCTGCTATAGCTTGAATCACTGTGTTACGACCTGAGGTACGCTGTGCCTCTGCATGAGCCATAGCTTCCTCCTCTGATAGACCTTCAGCAACTGCTCCTGCGTAGTTCTGTTCCCAGACCTTACTCAAGATAGCTTCGTTGATCTCCGGTGTGTACGCAAGGTTGGGGTCAAGATTAAACATCTCAACGTACTCCATGTCGTCAATACCGGGCACTATATTGTGTGATACTTTATCATTACTCATCTTTTACAAACACTCCGTCTACCATACGCCCTGTGCGTACAGCTATTTTATTGTATGCCTCATCTAAACACTCTGTGAGTGAGAGGCCCCATAGATTCGCTTGGATTGTCAGTGTTACCAACACATCACCAAGTTCATCACGTACCTTATCTATGTCACCGCCTGAGTGTACCTCGTCATACAGCTCAGTAGCTTCCTCTTCAAACTTACCTAGCTGTTTGAGCTTACGCTCACGTAGGTCATGTCCACCTGAGAGATCCCCAAGGATACCCTTGATGTGAGCCCAGTCAATTAC